TCAAGCGCAAGGCCATGATGGAAGCAGCGCTGCAGAAGGAGCTGCTCGTACTCGACAACAAGACCCGTTTCATCGACACAAAGCCTTGCGTGGCCCAGAGTTGTATCAGCCGATTACTACAACGTCTCGACTGAAGAGCTTCCGATTGATTTTCAGATCGGTGTTGCTTACATGGCGGCGTTTCTTGGAAGCGGGGGCGGGTATACGGCAGTTGCAGCAAATGACGGGGGCGCAACGCTGCGCAGCACGAATCAATACGACGAAGTTGAACTTGGCGATGGCGCACTGCGCGTTAAGTTCAAGCAAGGCGATATGCCGCAGACGGGCGTTGATTACATTCCACCGTTTGCAATGGATATTTTGTATCGCTACATGATTGACGCAAGCTTTAGTCAGCCGTATGTGAGTCGTACAAGCACTGCGCGCATTGATCCTTACTACGGTGCTGGCGCATTCCGCCCTAATCGCATTCGTTTTGCTGGTGGACAGGTTTTTCCTGCTACTGGCGGCTGGGCCAGCAATCCGCTGTGATGAGCCATGTCACTTGTCGATGACATCTTTTCTTCAATCCCCGCCCCGCTGATCAATCAGTTTGGGATTGACGCGACATACATCAAAGCAAACGCAAGTCCAACTTACAATCCAGTAACGGGAACTGTTTCGGGCGCTGCAACAGAAATTGCTGTCAAGATTGTTATCTCTGAACTAAAGCCCGAAGAGATGCAAGGTTTGTATCAGCAAACTGACGTAAAAATTATTATCGCTGCCAGTGCGCTTTCGGGTTACTTCCCGCAAACAACTGATTCGATTCGCTACTTGCAGAATGGAGTAACTCGCACCGCAAAAATTGTTGGAATGTTTTCGTATCGTGGCGATAACGCTATTATGCACTCAGTTGTTGGGAGATTGAGCTGATATGGCAAGACAGCCGCGACGTAGAAGTGGACGAAATTTTGAGATTGCAAATAAATTGATGAAGGACATCAACAAAGCCGTTGCTTCTGGTGTTCAAAATGCTGCAATTGAAATCACAAATGGGCTTGTTGAGGTTGGCCCGGCATGGAGCGGCGAATTCTCTGCTTCTTGGGATGTGATCGCACCGGGTCAAAGCGCAGTTCCCCCAAGAGGCAAGGGACGAATCTATCGCTATGACAAACGAAACTTTCCGTTATCTAGGTTTGAAAAAGCAATCGAAAAAGGCACAAAGCAATTTGAAGTTGTTAATACAGCCCCTCATGCCGCAATTGCAATTGATGGTGAAGAAAGTATTTTTATCCATCCAAATGATTTGGATCCACTAAAAGATCCAGTTGAGTTTGGTTTTCGTCCAAAAGATTCCGATGGCGAACAGGAGCCATCTTTTCGTTACGACATCAGTATGGGCTATGAAAATAGTAGCAAGCCAAATGCAATGATTACTGCAGAGCGCGACTGGTTGGCAACCTACGCAATGGGCGGCGGATTAAATAGAGATCTTGGTCGTGGCGTTACTATTGGCTTTGGGGGTACACGATAATGAACTATCAATCCATTCGCGCCAAAATTGAAGGCCCATTACTCACTATCTATAATACGCAAGTTCCACCGGTTCCAGTTTATTTCGACAATATCACCGCAGTTCCGCCTGATCCGCCGAATGAATACGTGCGCGTCAACGTTACTTTTGGTGTAACGACTGAATCAGTGCTTGAAGGGTCGCTTGATTATGCGAGAGGGGCATTGATCATTCGCTGCTTTGCCCCCAAGAGTGCAGGGCCAGCACGCTGTCAACAACTCGTGCAACTTGCTAAACAAACACTTGATACGTTGAACTCTACAAATAAAACAGCTACTACAACATATGTAAGGACTGGTTCTATTGTTGGGCCATCTTTTCAGTCGCCAGATAACTCTCCTCACTTCATTGGGCGCATAGAAACTGGCTGGCAGGCAAGCGTGAAGTAATCGCTAACCTGTATCTAGCTGGGCAGTGCCCACACAAGCCACTACCCCCTTCTTGTCATGGCAACCGTTCTGTCCGGCATCTCCGGCGCTTTCTACTACAAGCCTGCGGGCACTGTTGATGGTTTCATTGAAACTGCAATCAACACCAGCACCGATACCATCACCATCGCATCTGCTCTTAACTTCAAAGCGGGTGATCCTGTCAAGTTCCGCATCTACAACCCGAACACTGGGGCAACCGTGACCCCGGATGCGTCGAACATCATGCCCGCTCTGAGCGCTGGCAGCCTCAGCACCAGCACCACTTACTACGTGCTGACTTACAACGCCTCCACTGGTGCGATGACGGTCTCCACCTCTCAGGGTGGTGTGTCTCTCAACTTCTCCGACGACGGCACTCTCGCCTCGCCGAACAAGTTTCAAGTTTATTACGCTGACTATGCAGCAGTTGCCGAAGTACGTGACTGGAGCCTTGAAGTTTCTCGTACTGAAATTGACGTAACAACTATTGGCAAGCAGCCTGGTCAGTTTGTTCCTTTCCGTACTTTCATTGCTGGTTTTGGTGAGGCGACTGGTTCCGCAACTGTCTACATGACAGATGAGGATGCAGCTAGCGCCAACCGCATGATTCAAGACGTGCTGCTGCGCAAGCAAGTTGGCGCAAGTATGCGTCTTTATGTTGATCAAGTGTTCACTGGTGGTGTTCTTGATAACACTGCAAGCCGCTCGATCTACATGGAAGTTGCGCTGACCTCTGCATCTCTCGCCGTCAACCCTGATGACGGCCAGCAGATCAGCATCAACTTCCGTCCGCTGGATCAGCCCACCTTCGATCTCACAACGACCGCCTGATCCCCTTGCCTTGCTTCTGCCCCGCTTCGGCGGGGCTTTTCTTTTCTCTGAGTACCGTCATGCCTGATGCCGTTGTCCACGGAACGCTGCCTACGGGCGCAGCTAAAGAGATTGATGCCACAAATGATGGAAGGCTTGCTGTTGCCGCAAGTTTCTCTGAGACATCAACAGATGCGTTTGGGCGCCTCAGAGTTTCAAATCCGCTAACGCTGTTTGATTCAAGTCATCGCTACACCGACAATGGACTTTGGAATACAAGCGTTGCAAATAGTGGAGCTGCAACCTTTTCCGCGAACGAAGGACTTGTTAATCTTTCTGTAACAACATCTTCTGGGTCGAAGGTTTATAGAGAGACGACCAAGTGTTTTAGTTATCAGCCTGGCAAGTCACTGCTTGCTTTGAATACGTTCGTAATGGGGGCAGCAAAAACTGGACTTCGGCAACGTGCTGGATATTTTGGAGCAGCGAATGGAATTTACTTGGAGCTTGACGGCTCGACGCTTTCATTTGTTGAGCGCAGCTCTGTGACGGGCTCTGTTGTTGAAACAAGAGTTAGCCAGTCAAACTGGAATGGCGACAAGCTTGATGGAAGTGGCGAGTCAGGACTGACGCTTGATATTTCAAAAGCTCAGATTCTGTGGACTGACATTGAATGGCTTGGTCTTGGAACAGTTCGCCTTGGATTTGTAATCAATGGAGTATTTGTAATTTGTCACTCATTTCATCACGCAAATTTAATTACATCTACTTATATTACAACCGCCTCTCTCCCATTGCGATATGAAATTGAAAATACTGCAGCAACTGCAAGCAGTAGCACATTAAAACAGATTTGTTCAAGCGTCATTTCTGAGGGTGGATACGAGCTGCGCGGATTGCAGCAAGCAGTTTCTATTCCAATCAACTCGCCTCGCACGCTTGGAACCGCTGGCACCTTCTATCCAGTAATTTCGATTCGATTGAAATCAACTCGTTTGGATGGAATTGTTATTCTTACTGCTATTTCACTGCTTGCAACTTCAACTGGCAATTTCAACTGGCAAGTGCGCGCAACTGGTGACACTACGGGAGGAGCATGGGTTAGCGCTGGAACCAATAGCTCCGTTGAATATAACATTACTGGAGCGTCGTACGCAAATGGCAGAGTTGTTGCTAGTGGATTTTTTAGCTCAACAAACCAAAGTGGCGCAAGCGTTGACATTCTCAAGGAAGCATTATTTAAGTTTCAACTAGAGCGCGACTCGTTTACCTCCACTGCATATGAATTGACTCTCCTTGTCGCCTCCGATGGGGCAGATGATCAAGTTGTCGCTTCGATGGATTTTGAAGAGATCTCTCGCTGATTGCGTTAAGAGCCATTTTGCTCTATTGTTTACTCTGACCACGGTTTTTCTATGGCCGCCACTCCTGCTCCTACTTCAGCCGCTCCGATGAGGGCAATTGATCGCCTGCGTAAAGCAGCAAATTTTGAGCCAATTAAACAAGTTGTAGAGCTTGTTGATGGCAGTGAGTTTGTATTTTACGCGACCCCGCTTACAGCGGCTGAGCGCGAAAAAGCGCAAAAAGATGCAAAGTCGGATAGCGCAAACGACTTTGCGATGCAACTCCTTCTTAGGAAAGCTATTGATGGAAGAAAAATGCTTCATTATTTGTAACACGATCTAAATATTTTGAGATTTATTTTAACGGGCTTTGTGTGAATTC